ATTCACAAGCTGCAGGTAAATGGGAAACACAACAAGGTGGTGAATACTACGCAGCTGGTGTCGGCTCCGCGATCACAGGTCGTGGTGCAGATCTTCTAATCATTGATGACCCGCACACAGAACAAGATGCTATGAACAGAGATGCAATGGAGAGAACTTTCGAATGGTATACGTCAGGTCCTCGTCAACGTCTCCAGCCAGGAGGATCTATTATTCTTGTCATGACAAGATGGAATACAAAAGATCTCACAGGTATGCTGTTAGGCGCGCAGCGAGAGGCTAAAGCTGATCAGTGGGAGATCGTAGAGTTTCCAGCTATCATGCCAAGCGGTAAACCTTTGTGGCCAGAGTATTGGAAGTTAGAAGAACTAGAAGCAGTGAAAGCATCAACGGGTGTGCAGAAATGGAATGCTCAGTACATGCAGAACCCAACATCAGAGGAGGGTGCAATCATAAAACGAGAATGGTGGCAGCCATGGGAAGAAGATTGGATACCTGCACTAAAGCATGTCATACAATCTTACGATACGGCGTTTGGTAAGAAACAAACTTCAGATTATTCTGCAATTACGACATGGGGTGTGTTTTATTTAAACGATGATAGTCCTGCTAGTTTGATATTATTAGATGCCAAGAAAGGCAGATACGACTTTCCAGAGTTAAAACAAGTTGCCTATGAGCAATGGAAGTATTGGGATCCTGATACAGTTATCGTTGAAGCTAAAGCATCAGGTCAGCCTCTTACAGATGAGTTAAGGAAGATGGGTATACCTGTTGTCAATTTTACACCAAGCAAAGGAAACGATAAGCATACACGAGTAAATTCGGTTGCACCTTTATTTGAAAGTGGTATGATATGGGCTCCGAACCAGGAATTTGCTGAAGAAGTCATCGAGGAGTGTGCGGCTTTTCCGTTTGGTGATCATGACGATTTGGTTGACTCGACAACCCAAGCCATCATGCGTTTTAGACAGGGTGGTTTTATATTACATCCTGACGACGAAAAAGATGAGGCACAACCTCAAAGGAAAAGGAATTATTACTGATGAAGCTATTGGAATTACTAAAAGCAATGTTTGGCCAAAACTACCTAAACAGAATTATAGGTACAGGTACAAACGTATCCAAACCCATCAAGATGGATAAGAACAGTCCCTTTAAATTATATCAAGACTCAGCTTTTGAGGACCCAGACGTCTTAAAATTTATAGAAAAGAAACTAGCGGAGTATGGTCCGTATGCTCTATCTAATAAGAATATGTCAGAAGTAAAAAACTTTGAGATGAATTTAAGGAGAGCTGTAAACAAGAAACAGCCAAAAGAGAGTCAAGTTAAAAAAGCAGCTGAGGCTATGTTTGGACCACTTGGAAAATCAGACAAGCCCACACCAAAACCTGAGGCAGAGATTATTGATATTAAAACACAAGAGAAAGTTAAGCCAGAAGGTATTATGAAATTAAAAACAGAACTTGGTTTACCTGAAGGTGTTGAGCCAGGAAGTTTAGCAGACAGAGCTATCAAAGACTCTGCTCAATATAAAATGGATCAACAAGGTGTAAAATCTTTATTAGATGAAGACTATGTGCCACCAAAGACAACTACACTAGATGAAGATGAAATTGCAGACATAGGCGCAAGAGGTTACAGTGCTGTGCAAGAAGGAAAACGAAGAGCTGTTATAAGACAGATATTATTAAAAGATACACGAATTGATTTACCAGAGAATGTTAAAAACAGTTTAAAAAACTACGATGATCTAAGAGGTGGTGGTGATCAAAGCATGGATCCGTTAAAAGTTTTTGAAAATTATTACGAAAGAGACAATGAAGCTCTAGGCACACTCGATGGTATTATTGATACAGCTCAAAACGAATTTAAAGCAGCCGATGAATTTTTAGCTGCTGAAAATAATTTTAAAGTTAAAAAACCTATGGTTAGAGAATCTTTAGACGATGAAGCAGTTGAGATGGAGGAGACCAAAGATCTTGGCGAAAAGTTAGAAGATTTACCAGATGATATTGACCCAGATGCTTTAGCTGAAGGTGGTAGACCTGGTTTTGCAGGTGGAGGAATAAAATTTCTTAAAGAAATGATTAATAAAAAATTTGGCAAAGATACCATTAAAACTGCAGATGAAGTTAAAGTCACAGATGAAATGTTATTTGAAAGAGACAAAAGAAGACTTTTAGAAGAGTTACAAGATTACAAAGATATCGCTCCTAAGTTTTATCAAAGAATGGAACTTAAAATAAAATACCCTGGTATTTCAGATGAGCTGATTGCAAAGATCATGGCTGATGACGATCCACAAAGAGTTGCAGAAGTTATGGCAACTATGGATGAAGCTTTTAAAATGATGGATAAAGGCATGAGCACTGATGAAATTTTAAAAACTTTTAAAACTACACCAAGAACTAAAAATGCAGGCGGCGGTCTAAATTATTTAATGGGGTTATAATATGGCCTCAGAACTTCTTAAAAACAAAGCACTCATACAAAGACTAAAAGAGCCAGAGATTCCTGTTGTTAAATTTAATTTAGGAGATACAGGTTTTGAAGAATTAATTACATTACCAGAACCCAAGCCACAAGAACTTTTAGATATTCAAGAAGAAAATAGAAAAGGCAGATTACTAGATACACTTAATAAAATAGGTGGTGGTCTTATGGATGAGTCTGTAGATTTTATTAAGAGAGAAGAACTACAATTTGGTGGAGGACCAAAAGGACAACAAGCTGGGACTGAAGCTGCTAAACTTTTAACTGATGCTAAAAGACTTAAACTTGTAGAATATTTTAAAGATTTAGAAAAATATATAGAAACTAATGCTACTAAATACAGTGATGTAGACAAGTTCTTTAAAGACGCTATTAAAGAATTTGATACACCTAAATACAAAGACTTTATAATTAATAGTGCACAGACACAAAGAAACGTTCGTGACCCTAAACCTTTAGGAAAAATTTTTGATTTAAAACCAGCTTATAAAGAAGGAGCCACTTTTAATTATAAAAATTTATTTGGGCTAAAAGGCGCTGATGCTAGTTCAAAAGTTAGATATGTAAAAGACATGATGTTAATTAACATGATGGAAAAGAATCCTAAAATGATAAATATGAGAGACAATATCGTAAAAGTGTTAAATAATGATATATTAGATTTAAGTGAAGCAGATCTTAGAAACACAAAAGTTTTTCAAAAACAAAACCTAAAAGCCACTGCTGCTAGACCAAACTTATTAAGAAGTTATTTTAATAGTATAATTAAAGACTTTGAAAGCAAAAGAATAAAAGTTAAAGATGTATCAAAAGGTGTTGAAGCTGAGTTACAAAATGTTTTAAAAAAGAAAGACATATCAGACGCATTTAGAAAAAAAGTAAGAACAACTTTAAATAATATATATAAAAGTAAAAAGTACGGTATTCAATTAAGAAACGAATTTAAAGATCTGTTTGGAAAAGATAAACCAATTTATTCGCCCACAGTTAAAAAAGGACAAGAGCGTTTTGAGTTTGAACACAAGATAGGAAAAGCTAGTACAGCTGTGAACAAACTTCCATCAACTTATATGCTTAGAGGAGAATATGTTCCATCATCGTTTAATTACGCAAAAAACATAAATTTTGATAGTAAACTTATAGACTTAATGAACGAATATAAAGAAACAAAAAGTGCAGCAACAGAAACAAAAATTAAAAATTTATATAAAGACTTTAATAAAAAAAGCGCTGGATATTTAAAAAATCTTACACTCGATTTTGATCGAAAAGCAGGAGCTGTAGTTGTTACAGACAACACACCAATATTTAAAATAAAAAATTATGGAGATTACAAGCAACAGTTTGCAAAAAATTTAAAACACAGCCAGGCATATTTATCTACAGTTAAAGATGGTAAGTTTGCTTTTGATAAAGATTTATTTGAAAATTTTCTAGTGCAGAATCAGGGACAGAAAAAATTAACTGCTTTTCAAGAACTTATAAAAAGACAAGGAGCAGGTGTTGATCCATCACTTTTAATGAAAGCCGGCTTCGAAGAATTTGTAAAACCCGCAGCTAAGATAGGAGCAAGAGGAGCTGCTGGTTTAGCAGATCTTGCTATCTCTGCTGGTCCTGGTGCAAAAGGTTTAGGACTAGGTCTTTTACTAGAGGCTGATCCAATTATTACTGGAATGACAGAGGGAAAAGATTTTGGTCAGACAGCTAGAGATACGTTTGTAGGAACTGCAATCGACGCTATACCTGGTGTTAATCTAGGAAGTCTTAATGAAGATCTTATAAAACTTGCTGATACAGAAGAAAAAAGAGTAGGTATACAAAATTTAATTGATTACCAAAAAGACTATGACAGATTTACTAAAGACTTAAATGCTTTTAAATCTTATCGAGGTTTAGATCAAATTTCATTAGAGGAGTTAGGTTTAACTGCAAGTGATTTAGTTGATATGGAAGGTCAATTAGCTAAAAGATTTGAAGACATACAAACTAGAGCACCAAAAGTTTATAACCCTGAAGTTTTTTCACTTGTAAGAGATGTTGCAAGAAAAGAAGCTGAAAAAAGAAAAGCAAATTTAGAAGGTATTCAAGGATTAATCTTTGGAGATCGTATGGCAAAAGATCCAAATTTTATTGAAAATCAAATACAACAAATCATGGCAGCGTCTACAGGTGTGCAAGGAGCAACTGATAGTTACGCAGACGCATATAAATTTTTACCACAAGAGCAACTTACACCAGATGAGTTAGACGAAAGATTTGATATGGAAGGTGGTATCATGGCAGCTAACGGCGGACGAATAGGTTTTGCTGATGGACCCATAGATCCTAAAAGAAGAACGTTTATGAAAATTATGGCAGGCATTGCGTCCTTACCTATCTTCAGTAAATTTTTAGGTAAGTCAGAAGTTGCTAAACCCATAGTCAAAGTTGCAGGTAGTTCTACTAAAATGCCTGACTGGTTTCCTGATATGATAAACAAAGTTATGTTTAGTGGCACTGGTAAAAGAGTAGATGCAGACTTAACAATATATGAACCAAAAGAATTACCAGGAATATCTATAGGTAGGTATGATGATGGTAGAGTTTTTGTGGAAGGTAAAAACGAATATGGTAAATCATATTCTATAGAATACGAACCACCAGGTTACGAACTTATAGATGAGAAAACAGGAAAAGCTGTAAAGAAACCAGGTGAATTTATCGCTCAAGAAGAAGTGCCTGTTAACGTAGATCCTGATGGTAATGCTGATTTTGATGTGGAAGTTCTTAATGATTTAGATCAAATATTAGGACCAGATACAAGAGCTATGGAAGAATTTGCAACAGGTAAAAAAATTAAAGATATGAAATCAGGTGAGTTTAGCGTTGGTCAAGCTGAAGCTAGAGCAGAACAAGCAGCTGATGAGGCTGCAGAATTAGAGGTGTTCGATGAAATTGACTAAGACAATACCCCCTAAATCAGGTCCTCAGTCTGAGGGCTTGCTTATTAATTACAATACTGTTAAACCTGTAAAATTGGAGAAAATAAATGGCAGACATAGACAAGTCTCTTCCAAACGTAGAGCAAGAGATAAAAATACCATCACCTGAAGAAATAGAAGTTGCTCAACAAGAAGAGCAAGAAAAAATTACTGAAGAGGGTGGACCCGTAGAAGTTACAGAAAACGAAGATGGATCTGTAGATGTAAACTATGATCCGTCAATAGGATCTGTTGAAGGTGGACAAAATCACTACGATAATTTAGCAGAACATTTACCTGACGATGTACTAGGAAGATTAGGAACATCATTATACCAAAATTATCAAGACTATAAAAATTCTAGAAAAGATTGGGAGAGAGGTTACAGAGAAGGTTTAGATTTATTAGGTTTT